GGAGCCTAAGTCTTTCGGGTACAACAAAGCTATGAAGCTCGAGGATGCAATCAAAGAATATGGTGGCAAGGGTATGATACGTCGTGCCTTTACATACAAGGCTTTGAACAAACTCATCCAAGGTTCAAGTGCCGATCAAACGAAGAAAGCGATGGTAGATTGTCACGCCGAGGGGCTGACACCCATGCTTACAGTGCATGACGAGTTGTGCTTTAGCATCAGCAGTCAAGAACAATCGGACAGAATTGTTGAAATTATGTCTACTTGTGTGCCAAGTTTAAAGGTGCCTTTCGAGGTTGACGCAGAACTTGGTAACAACTGGGGTGAAGTAGGATGAATTGTTGGCACTGTCAGACAGAATTAATTTGGGGTGGTGACCATGATTGTGAAGAGGACAATGAGTTTTTTTCCATGGTCACTAATCTAAGCTGCCCTAATTGTGGGGCATTTGTGGAAGTGTATCTTCCAAAACAAGAGGAGCGAGAAGATGTGGACTAAATTTTTAAGACTGTTTTTCCCGGATCTTGTAGGAGAGCCGGAAAGAGCTAGAGACGATAAGGGAAGACTAGTAGCGGACGATAAAAAGACTCCGACTATTAATGAAGCTTGGAAAGGTGGTAAAGCACCTGCCAAAAAGAAAAAGCGTGGCAGACCACCGAAGAAAAAATGAGCAACTTTTCTGAAGCAAAGCTGTCTGTAAGCCAGTCGATCCAGTTCGTGACTCAATTGTTTTTGAACCACGAGTCTGGATTGCTGGACGAAGCTATCAGTAAGCTGCATGAAGTAGAAAGTTTAATTCAGAAAGCAGAGAACGAGGAGAGAGATGGTGTTTGAAGCGTTGATACTTATATGTATGTCGAATGGAGTAGATAATTGCACAGTGATTGAGGACACTCGAGGTCCGTACACTACAGAGAGAAGGTGTGCACAAAGAACAAGAGAGATGTCAGACGACATACTAACCCTTGATAAAGGGTTTTTCGTCAAAGGCGTTAAGTGCGAAGCGATTGAAGACGTAAAACGTCGATTCTCGTGGACCTCGTGAATAACTGACGTACCAATATACCTTGAGGTCTCTGAGAATTGATGTTTTTGTTTAGTAAAAACAGTGATTTAGTAAGGCTGATAATTAGCCTTTGGTTTGTTAGTTTTATGTTGGGGCTAACTTTTGGTTAGTTTTACTCTATTATTCTTACGATATAATTTGAACCATCATCATTTTTTTCAATCACAACGGTTTTATTCTCACAAGCGTACCTGACCGATGTTGATTTCTTGTAAAGGTTTCTCTCTATCTTTCGTTTGGTCTTGAGACATTTAGATATCTTTTCAAATGCAGTATGCTCCGCAACATCACCGCCCATATAGAGTATCAGTGTAATTGTTTCAGTTACCACGCTGCCCGTTCCTCATTTTTTCTATCTGTTCTTCAATATTTGTCAGTCGTTTTTCGTAAAAGTCTAGTGTTAATTTTTGTTGCTGATCATGTGGCGCACGACCTTCGTCTATTTGCTCTTGCAATTTAGCAAGCTGCTCAGACAAATGCTCTATTAACATAAACTGCTCACTATCCGCTGGCAACGAACCAGCCTCTCCCCTCGGCCATTTAATACGAAATTCTGTGTTCTGTTCTAAATCTGCCTCAATCAAAATGATTGTATTTTCTATGCTGTTTAATCTTTCTATAATACCAAAATACGCCCACGTTCCAATTGCGGCCCCAACAACCATCGCAATCAAGTTGCGAATGGGCATGGATAGTTCAGTGTTTTCGTTTATTTTGGTAGCCATCACTCACACTTTGACTTCCCCGCACAGTCTTTTGGAAAACAGTGCATAGCCATTTTATAATGTTTATTATCATAAGCCGCTGACCATCGATCATCTTGCAACATCCAGTGGCACTGTTTTCGACTCATGGGTTGCTGGAGACTCATCTGTCCAATGTAATGATCAGTGGCTCCATCATTCCCCCACATGGAGATTACCAAAATGTATTCTCTCAAAGCCATCAGTCGTTGGCTAGATCACGCATCCGCTTAACCAAACGCTTGGCTCGGTTTGGAACCTGATCATGCCACCTCGAATCGACCATCTCGTCTGCGGCCTTATTCCAGTCCCGGGCATCAACTCCGGCCTTCATGCCTTTGAACTTGGATAGGCGAGGCCGACCCATGTTAAACATCATGTTAGCTATGACGTGCTGGCACTCTTCTGGCAGGTCATCGAAGTCATCGTACAATACTTTGCACTCGTCTATGGTTACAGCCACATCTAAGTTGAATGCCTTACGCACTCGTTCTTCAGATACCTCTGTGCCAATAGGCTGACCGAACTCTGGGTCGGACTCGGTAATGAGGTGACCGATTCCGAAAGTTGGTAAATTAAGGTGATCTAAATACACGGAATACTTACAGCCCTCGTCGTCTGCAAGCTCTTGTCTTAGTTGATCTTTGTTCATCCTGTGCCTCTCAATCGTGCAGCTAATACCTGATCTCTTGGATTAGGTATTATAGCTGCTAACGTAGCTGGGTCAGTGGTTGTATTAGGTGCGGAGGTTGACAAGGGGTCACCAACCCCCGCTTGCGCTGCCACGGGAGGAGCCGTGACTGCGGCAACTTGTTGTGGTTGTTGTACTGGTTGTGCTTGTGACACAGGCCCAAGACTATACGTCGGTCTGTTATTGTTTGTTTTAGATCCTTGAAGCTCATCTATAGCTTCCTCTTCGTCAGGAACTAACAGTGGGGATCCTCTTAATGAGTCGAAAATATCAAACAGTTTTTCTCTCGGTAACACAGGTGTAAGTCTTTTTTCTTCTTTAATGTTGGTTTCGATGTTGATTGAACGAATTAAACTTGGAGTAATTCTAAAAGGAGCAAACTCACCTCTCATTATAGCACTAAGTTCTTTGGCGCTAACCTTACCATCCTTGATTAAAGTTCGACGCACATCGCTCTCAGACATACCTAAAGCGATAGCGTCATCTATTTGCTGTTTTAACTTACCTTGTATTACTTTCAAGGTGTTATTTTGATCCACATATTTATCTATTATTTCTGCTTCGGTAGCGTCGTTTCTTTTAGCTACTGAGGAAAAGTTACCTGAAGCTTGGTTGCGTAGCTTAGAGTACCTGTTGCCTAAAAAGCCTAAAGACTTGCGACTGTTGTGTTCCATTTTTCTAAAGCCAGTTACTAAAGCCAAAGCTTCATCTTCTGTAAAATACTGTTCACCGTATGGCCCCGGTTCTCCAGTTAGGGCTTTAGTAACTCTTCCGGGTCCAAGTCTCCCTCTGTTTTCTTTGTAAAACATCTCCACTAATCCCGGGTTAAATCCTCCAAGGACATGGTTAACGCTTTTTTCCCAAGGGAAACCTGCTTCTAGGTCTGACTCGTCATAAATCTCTGCTCCTGATGGTGTTCTTCCACCTCGTCCACCTGCACTAAAAGGTATAACATCTTGAACTCTTTCAAAGGCTAAAGACTGTCCTGCAAATGGTTCAGCAATTGATTTAAATCCTTCCCACATACCCGAGGTAATGGCATCAACATCTGACTTACCTAGTTCAGATTTTTCTGAGTATACTTCCAAAGCTTTTCTTGCTGGAGCAAGCATAAAGTCATAAGGGTTCATGTAACTAAAATCTATATACTCTAGTTTACCATCTTCAGGTTTAGACATGGCAACAATGGTATGACCCCTTAAAAAACTGGGAAGACTTCTTTGCAGCGCAGCAGACTGCTCGGGAGTTATTTCAAGAACACTATTCGCAGCAGCGCCAGCGCCCACTGGGATCGCGTATGCTGAAGCAACGTATCCAGACATTCTTCTAGCACCGATGGCTCTTATTTCACGGGCCATACTATTAGCTTTTTTCATAGCCTGTTTTGTTACTTCTTCTGTGACTTCAGTCCCGGCCTCTGTGGCTATCTTCTTAGCCATAGCACCTACCAACTCATCAGTTACCTTAAAGCTCATTTCTTTAAGACTTTGACTTGTTATGTTAGCCGTGTTTCTAATTATTTCAGCGGGGAATGCAACAAAGTTTCCTGCAATCGGAATTCTGCGAACAGCTTTCACGGCTGCTGGAACCCTAGAATATGTAGGCATAGTTTTCTTGACTATGTCAGTAGACATGACATCTACAAAATCTATTTTGTCTAGCCCTTCCATATCAAGAGCCGAGGATCGAGGTGCAATTTTCTGATCTACAAGTTGCTTCTGAACAACGGATCCAACTTCATCTTTCAAAGATGCGTTTAAGCCAGCCTTTTTAAATGCTGCTGCATACTTTCCTTTTTCTGCAAAGTAACCTGCAACTTTCCAAAAAG